GCGCGGGCATCCCAAAAAAACAGTGGTACGTTCACAACTCGACGGTTTTGAGACTTGACACGTATTACACTGAGGGCACTATGCCTACCCTGAATACACATACTATGGGCCAGTTCATCCGTGAGCTGGTCGCCGGAATCTCACCCCCCTCTATCATCTTCGAGGAGTGGGGTGTTTCACCCGATGAATACCTTGAACTGAAAAAAACCCCGGGCTTCCAGCAGGAGCTTGCCGCAGCCCTTGCCGACATGCGTGCACAGGGACCCGATGCGGGCTACATCCTGCGCATGAAATTGATGAGCGAGGAATTCATCGGCGACATCATTGAAATCGTGCGGGACGCCACGACACCCCACTCCGTCAAAGCCGACCTGATCAAATTCACAGCTGAAATGGCTCGACTCAAACCCGAGAAGAAAACCGAAACCCCCACCGGCACCAGCGTCACTTTCAATTTCGGTGGTAGGGTAGGCGAACTCCTCGGTGGCAATACCATCGAGGTGCAGAAACCCCCGGAGATCACCAATGGAACCAGCGGAACGTAAAGGTGAATACGATCACCAGCAACAAGACGACAAGGAGTACGTGCACGTATACCCACAATTCGGACGTGCACACGTGTTGGTAGGAAAGACGTGCTGGTGTCAGCCGGTGCCGGATGAAGAAGTGCCCACGGTGTTGATCCACAACATAGAACAGTGACCGGAATGAGTGAGGGAATGGGTTGACGATCCGAAGATCGTCAATGACCGAAACGAATGACTACTATCACCTATAATCCGGTTCCCACCGGAGAGAAGTTCCATGCAGATAATCATCTGGTTCGAGCCATCATGGGACCCGTTGGTTCTGCTAAATCCTCCACCTGCAGCATGGAGCTTCTACTTAGGGCTATACGACAAGCTCCGTTCGAAGGGGTACGAGATACACGTTTCTTGGCGGTCAGGAACACCTTTAACGAACTCAAAACAACCACACTGAAGACACTCGAAAACTGGTTGCCCGACGAGATTTCAGAAGTCACGCGCAACTATCCCCCCGCTGCCCACATTGATTTCAATCTGCAGGATGGGACACGGGTGAAGTCGGAAATACTGTTCCTCGCACTCGATCGTCCGGATGATGTTAAAAAACTCAAGTCGCTCGAAGTGACTGCCGTTTGGTTGAACGAAGCATCGGAGCTTGACCGCGAGATAATGGAGATGGCCATCCAGCGGGCGGGCCGCTACCCATCGGTACACCGTGGGGGGTGCAGTTGGTCGGGTGTCATCATGGATTACAACCCGGTAGCCGACGATCATTGGCTCTACGATCTGTTCGAGATCGAACGCCCCGAAGGATACGTGCTGTTCCGCCAACCTGCAGCCATCATGAAGGTGGACAACCCCGCCTTCGACGCCGGTAAGGAAATCAACGCACGCAATTCACCCACCATGTGGGTCGGTAATCCCGACGCCGAGAACATCGCCAATCTGCAGGGTGGTTACGACTACTACCTGCGACAGATTCCCGGCAAGGATGATTCGTGGATCGACGTATTTCTACGTGGACAGTACGGTGCATCCGTTGCAGGTCAGGCTGTCTACAAAGGAGAGTGGAGTGATAAGGATCACGTTGCACAACATCCACTCGCCGTCGATAAATATCTCCCGCTCGTTATGGGTTTCGACTGGGGCCTTAATCCTGCAGTCATTTTTGGCCAACTCTCCCGTACCGGAACCCTTTGCATCATTGATGAACTGGTGCCTGACATCTCAACTTCCCTCGAAGAACTGATCGATGAACACCTTCTCCCACGAATTAACGAGAAATTTCGCGGCTGTAGACTTGAAGGATGGGGCGATCCAGCTGGATTGGGCCGATCTGGACTCGACAAGCGTACTCCGTTTCAACTTATCAACCGGGCGGGCATCGCCTGTCGGCCTGCTCGTACCAATGACTACATTCCTAGACGAGATGCAGTCGTTAGTTTCCTGCTTCGTCGCGCGGGGTTTCTACTGTCACCTGCGTGCAAGACCCTGCGGCGGGGGTTTAATCGCGGTTACCATTATGAGCGTTACCGAACTACCGGTGAGCTTCGACCCCATCCTGTGAAGAACGGCTTCAGCCACCCACATGACGCGCTGCAATACCTGTGCTTGGGCCTGAAACACGCCAACGCATATGGTACAAACACCACAGTTACTTCCGGTGGTGGACGCGGCACCTCTTTTTGATCTAGCACCTTCTTATTGACACTTTCCCCCGGTTGGCCCACCATCCCGCAAACTCTTGACAGGAGTGGCGGTGGCGACCACCAGCCCTAGTACCCGCACGTTGAATCCCGGTATAGCTCCCGGTGGTGGCCTCTCCCCCGGGGGAGGAATCACCAACCTCGCGCAGTCTCCCTCCGATCCGTACGGCAACCGTACGCCGATCAGCCCCACCAAGGAGCAGGAAACCAGCGGTACCGAGGTCGAGGACAAGGCCCGCGATGCCATCGGTGAGTACGTCCACCAATGCTTCACCGACTGTAAGCTGCACCGTAGCGTAGTCGACGAGCTGCTGCTGCAGTGCCTGCGCCAGCGGCGCGGGGAGTACGACCCCTCCGAGCTGGCAATGATCGGCGACACACCGATCAAGACGTTTTACGGTATTACGGGTACCAAGTGTCGAGCCGGGGAAGCGTGGCTGAACGACATCCTGACCGCATCGGGCGAGCGTATCTGGACGCTGAAGCCCACCCCCATCCCCTCCGTTCCCGAGTTCGTCAAATCGCTGATCGTCGACCAGCTGAAGCAGGAGCTGCAGAAGTTCGGCCCGATCCCCGAACCGATCCTGAAGCAGCGCATCCGCGAACTGGGTGAGATCGCGTACAGCAAGCTGATGGAGCAGGCGGTCGAAGGCACGCAGAAGATGGAGCGGCGCATCGACGACCAGCTGGCCGAATGCGACTGGCTGTCGGTGTTGCAGGCGTTCATCTCCGACCTGATGACGTATCCGTTCGCGGTGCTCAAGGGGCCGGTAATGCGGCGCACCCGGCAGCTGGTGTGGGAAGGGTCCACACCCAAGGTGCAGATGGTCACGGTGCCGAGAATCGAGCGCGTATCGCCGTTCGACTACTACTGGGCGGATTGGGCCACCTCACCGCAGGAAGGTCACGTCATTGAGATCATGCACATGACGCGCGATGCGCTGCATGACTGCATCGACATGGCGAACTTTGACAACCAAGCAATACGTGACGTGCTGATGGATTACCCCGAAGGTCACCGCGAGATGACCAGCACGCACAGCGAGCGCGAGCGGTTGGAGCGGCAGAGCTTCAGCACCATGGACCACGGCGACACCATCGACGTACTGGACTTTTGGGGATCGATAAAAGGTGAGTTGCTGGCCGAGTGGGGTGTGAGTGTCGACGACAAGCTGGCGTCGTATGAATGCAACGTGTGGGTAATCGGCACCCGTTGCGTGCGCGCACTGTTGAATCCCGACCCCATGAAGCAGCGCATCTACTACGCGACCTGCTACGAGAAAGTGCCCGGGTCGTTCGTCGGGCGCGGGGTACCGATGCTGATGCGCCCGAATCAGGAGGTAATCAACAGTGCATATCGTGCTCTACGACGAAACATGGGCCTTGCATCGGGTCCCTTTGCGGAAGTGGATCAGTCACGTTTGGGTGGGATGCAGGCACCGGAGGAGATTCTTCCGGCTATGGTTAAAGTTGTCGAGCCTGACCTGTCTGGAACGGGCAAGCCCGCATATCATTTCCATCGTATCGACTCACACGCACAGGAATTGGAAGCGATCATCGATGCCGAGATTCGCAAGTGTGATGATGCGACTGGAATCCCTGCATATTCGTACGGTAATGCGGCTGTGGCAGGCGCGGGAAAGACAGTTGGCGGATTGGCAATGTTGATGGGCAATGCCAGCAAGGGAATCAAAAAGGTCATCACTAACATCGAGCGGGACGTACTTGATCCCTTGCTGACTGCCTTCTACAACTACAACATGCTCTACGACCCCGATGAGTCGATCAAGGTCGATGCGCAGGTAGTTGCCCAAGGCCCGACCAGCGTGCTGGCACGTGAGGCTACCGTGCAGAAGCGCCTGCAGGCACTGCAGATCGTAGGACCGTTCATTCCCACGGGGCTGATCGAGCGCGACGGTATCGCGGTACTGCTGCGGGAAACGCTGCGTCCGCTGGAGCTGCCAGTCGACAAGATCATCCCCGACCCGGACATAGCTGCGAAGCTACGTGCTGCCCAAGGACAACCCCCACCCGGTGCCCAAGGAGCCGGTCCCCCCGGACAACCTCCACAGGTACCCGCTGGGGCGGGTGGCAACGTAGTGCCGTTACAGGGTCCCCAGCCGCCACAAGCGCCCCCACAGGGCGTTCCGTCGCAGCCGGGTATGGGTGGACCCTCCATGGTTCGTCCTGACGGCCGTAGCGGTCCTGCGGGGCCGATCGTAGCGGCGCAACAGCGCGGGAGAATCTGATGCCGATCGTATCTCCCGGTGCAGTACGTGCGCGGTACGACGCGCAGAACGCACGCCAGCTGCTGCCCAAGCTGGACAGCCGTGGTGTACCGGTGGTTACTCCGCAGGGGCAGGAAGAAGAAGCGTCGCACCACTTTCTGGTGCAGGATCAGCCCGCCATTGTAGTAGCTGGACCATTTGTAGCACCTGTGTCAGACCTGTATTCGACGGATGAGGTACAGGTGGAGGTGTCCCCTGATGACGGTGACACGTGGCAAGCACTGTGGATACATGGGCGAAACGTAAAGTTGACGGCTGCAAACTCCGTCATCTATCTCCCGATCCCCGGTTACTACCGAGTACGTCGACTTAATACCGGTACGTTCAGCGATACCTTTTCGCAGTTCCGAATCAACGGGGCGTCTACCGTCAGCGTGCGGTACGGGACGCTAACGCATGAAGCAGCAATGACGCTGCTTCCGTGGAATACGCGCGGTGCTGATGGTCCACCCGGCATCCCCGGAAACATTCCGGCGTTACGCATTCACACATATCCCTACGAGGACACCATCACTGTAGAGACACAGCTGTACGACATTGTGGACATTACGATGCATGGTCCACTGGTGTTGTTTTTTACGGGCGGTATAGATGGCAAGAAAACACACGTGCGCTTGCGGCAGGATGAAATTGGTGGTTGGCCCCTGACCTACAGTGGCGTACGTATGGGTACTGACCTGACGGCGATTCCAGCACAGCCGTCGACAACTCCGTTTGCGCTGGATCACATCATCGTCACGTATGTGTTGGCGGATAACACCTACGATTTATTGGCGATCAATCATGGATTCTTTTAAGAGGACTTGAATCATGGCAAGCAAACTCAACTACTCCACCGCGCTTCGTAATGCCAAGCTCGATGCGATTACGACCGCAGTGGGGAGTGCAGGAATTCTCAAGCTGTACGATAACGGTGCGGCGCAGCCAGCAGGACCCGCGACTGCAGTTCCGGGTGGTTCGGTACTGTTGGCGACGTGGACGTTGGGATCGCCGTTTGCTCCCGCCGCCGCTTCTGGCGTGCTGTCGCCTACGCTGCCCTCTAACGTTAACGGTGCGGCAACGGGGACGCAGGCGTGGTTCCGTATTTATAAATCGGATAACACGACTGCTGTGATTGACGGCAGCGCCGGTACGTCAGGTGCGGATA